GTCGGTGCCCGTAGTCGGTGCCCGTAGTCGGTGCCCGTAGTCGGTGCCCGTAGTCGGTGCCCGTAGTCGGTGCCCGTAGTCGGTGCCCGTAGTCGGTGAAGAAGGGGGGGGTATGACCCCCTCGGGGGCTGAGGGTGACTGTGATACTGTAGACTCGTCCGCACACGATCCCCAAAATACCTAGTCAAAGATTCTTTACCCGTTCTTCACAATGCTTCACAATGCTTCACAATGCTTCACAATGCTTCACAATGCTTCCCCACCAAGTACACTTGCCATATGGACAATGTTACCTTATACTACCTCCATGACACATGAAGAGCGTAAAAATGTCCTTACCCCACTTATGAAGAGATTTGTGAAGGAGTACCCTATTGATTTCAATGGGACTGACTCATATCTGAGGGCATCAAGGACCACGAATAGGAAGTCGGCTTCTGTCCAGGCATCGAAGTTTATGAAGATGCCGAAGGTGAAGGATGCTATTGAAGCGTATGTCCAGGAGCAACTTGGCCCCCATGAGCAGGAGCTTTTGGGCAATGTAAAGTTCTGGAGGGAAATTCGGGATAATCCTGATGCACGGCCTGCGGATCGGCTGAAGGCGAGTGAGATGTTGGCCAAGTACCAGCAGATGTTTGTGGAGAAGAGGGATTATAATGTTACAGGGCAGGTGCAGATTGTGGATGATATCAAGTAATGAATGTACCCCTGTCCGAATGTATCGCACCAAACTTCTATGATTTACATAAGACGATTAAGGAAGACCGAGGGACGGAGTATTGGCTACGTGGTGGCCGTGGCTCAACGAAGTCAAGTTTCATTTCCATTCAGATCGTTCTTGGAATTATGAAGGATCACGAGGCGAATTCGGTTGTATTCAGGCGGTTTGATAATGAGATCAGGGATTCTGTTTTTGGGCAGCTGAGGTGGGCCATACGGAAGTTAGGTGTGGACCATTTGTTCAGGGAGTATGTGAGTCCGTTTAAGTTGGTCTATGAGCCCACAGGGCAGGTGGTTCTGTTTAAAGGGGCGGATAATCCAAAGAAGCTAAAATCTATCAAGTTGGCCAGGGGATATGTTAAATACGTGTGGTATGAAGAGTGTGACCAGTTCAATGGGATGGAGGAGATTCGTAATCTTCAGCAATCCTTGTTGCGTGGTACGGATAAGAAGCAGGTTGAGTGTTACTCCTACAATCCCCCGAAGAGTGCGAGGTCGTGGGCAAATGCGGAATCGAAGGTTTCAAAGCCAGGGAGGATTGTTCACTATTCTGATTATCGGAGTGTGCCGGAGAATTGGCTTGGGGTCACGTTCTTAGAGAATGCAGAACACCTTAAGCTTACGAATGAAGATGCGTATAATCATGAGTACCTTGGACAGGAGACTGGGACAGGGCTTGAAGTGTTTACAAATGTGACATTGAGGACGATTGGGGATAAGGAGATAAGCTACTTCGATCATCGGTCGCAGGGATTGGACTTCGGGTATGCCGCAGACCCACTATGTTTTATTGAGGGGCATTTTGATAATAAGAAGAAGCGGTTGTACCTGTTCCATGAGATTTCTGGGGTGGGGATAAAGAACTCGGCTTTTGCTGCTATGCTCACCGATGACCAGAGGGTGGAAGTGACCATGGCAGATTCATCTGAGCCGAAGAGTATTGATCAGTTGAGGGAAGAGCTTAGGGTCAATGTGGTCCCTGTGGAGAAGGCACCAGGGTCTGTTGAGTATGGGATTAAGTATCTTCAGGATCTCGAGGAGATCATCATTGACCCCATGAGGTGTCCACTGTCAGCAAGGGAATTTATCAATTATGCGTTGAACACTGATAGGTATGGGGAGGCGATTTCCAAGTACCCAGATAAGGATAACCACAGTATCGACTGCTGTAGGTACTTATTAAATATTCAGATTATCCAGGCGAAGATTGAGAAGCGGAAGAATAAGTTTAAAACAAAGCGTATTCCAATGTTGAATAGGTGGTGATATGCTGTCCATGGAGGAAGAATGAAAGATTCTAAAAAAGCACGAGATATTCATGCAACAGCCATTAAGGATTTCGACCGGATACAGGCAGCTCTCTATAATGAGCGTAAGCAATGTCTCGAGGATCGAAGGTTCTACTCCATAGCTGGTGCCCAGTGGGAAGGGTCACTAGGGGACCAATTCGAGAACAAACCAAAGTTTGAGGTGAATAAGGTTCACCTTTCTCTTATCAAAATATTCAACGAGTATCGGAACAACCGTATTACCGTGGACTTCATCACGAAGGATGGGAAGCAGGAGGACAAGCTTGCCGATGTCTGTGACGGACTTTTCCGTGCCGATGAGCAGGACTCGGGTGCTGAGGAAGCATACGATAATGGGTTTGAGGAAGCGGTAGGAGGTGGGTTTGGGGCATTCCGCCTTACCACCGAGTATGAGGATGAAGAGGACGATGAGGATGAAAGGCAACGAATTCGGATAGAGCCCATCTATGATGCGGATACTTCGGTATTCTTTGACCTGGATGCAAAGCGTCAGGATAAGGCCGATGCGAAGTATTGCTATGTGGTCTACTCAACATCACCAGAGCAGTTTGAGCAGGAGTGGGGCGAGACTCCATCCTCAGTTCCAAAGAGTATATCGGATGTGGAATATGATTGGTTTACTCCCGATGTGGTCTACTTCGCCGAGTACTACAAGGTTGAGTATGAGCAACAGACCATTCATGTGTATGGGACGTTCGCTGGTGGGGAAGAGCGATATAGCGACCAGGATTTCGAGGACGACCCAGACCTGGAGCAACGTATTCTTGAGATAGGGTTACAGAAGCTTCGGGAGAAGAAGACCAAGAGACGCCGAGTTCGCAAGTACATACTCTCGGGGAGTAAGATTCTCGAGGATTGTGGATATATCGCAGGGAATAATATCCCTATTGTGCCTGTCTATGGGAAGCGTTGGTTCATTGATAACGTTGAGAGATGTATGGGCCACGTAAGGTTGGTGAAGGATGCCCAGAGGCTCAAGAATATGCTCACCTCGAAATTGGCAGAAATTTCTGCCTCCTCGACAGTGCAGAAGCCAATATTCACTCCAGAGCAGGTGGCAGGGCATGAGGTCTCATGGTCAGAGGATAATATTAAGAATTACCCCTACCTGTTGATAAATCCGATAACTGATGCAGTGGGAAATCCAATGCCCTCTGGCCCTATAGCGTATACTCAATCTGCCCAGCTTCCTCCAGCCCTTGCAACCCTTATGCAGGTTGTGGATGTGGACCAGCACGAGTTATTGGGGGGCTCAGGCGAGACTGACCAGATGCTTTCTCACGTATCAGGGAAAGCCCATGCGATGATTCAGAAGAGGATAGATGGTCAGTCGTTTATCTACATGGACAATTTCGCAAAGGCTGTGAGACGAGCAGGAGAGGTTTGGCTTTCTATGGCGAAGGATGTGTATGTGGAGAAAGGCCGTAGAATGAAGGCCGTTGACCCAATGGGGCAACTTTCACAGGTTACGATGGGTGAGGCAGGGAATAATGTTCTTACCAAGGCGTCTTTCGATGTGACAGTAGATGTGGGACCAAGCTCCTCTTCTCAAAGAGAAGCGACTGTCCAGGCGTTTATTGGAATTCTTGCTACCACCCAGGACCCTCAGACTCGACAGATACTTGAGTCTCTGATAATGCTCAACATGGAGGGCGAAGGGTTAGCACAGACCCGAGCGTACTTCCGTAAGCAACTTGTTCAGATGGGAGTTCTAGAGCCTACTCAAGAAGAAGCTGAAGCAATGGCGAATGCCACGAAGGAACCAAGTGCTCAGGATAAGGCACTTGAGGCAATGGCACAGGAATCAATGGCTAAAGCTCAGGAGGCTATGGCCGAGGCAGAGAAGACTCGTTCGGAGATTATTGAGATACTCTCTAAGGTTGATCTCAATAAGGCCAAGGTTGCTCAGACCTATTCAGATGTGGATAGGCAGAACCTTGCGCAAGTTAAACAAATGCTGGAGCAGATGGAGGCAAAGAAAGAGCTTGAGCAACAGCAGCAACAAGCTATCATGGCCCAGCAACAACAGCTATTACAGCAACAATCTGGCTTTAGCCAGACACAAATACCGAATGCGTAGTTGCATTCGAGAAAGGAAGGGTTTATTATGGATG